ATGAGTAAAGTGTTTTTAGGAGACATCGCAAAAGAGCGCAGAGAGACCTGTAAAGGGATTAAGAACGGATACCCAATTGTTGGCCTTGAGCACCTGACTCCAGAAGAAATAACGTTGTCCGCCTGGGAAGAAGGTAAAGATAATACTTTCACTAAGCTATTCTACGAAGGAGATATACTTTTTGGCCGCCGTCGGGCTTATCTCAAAAAAGCTGCAATCGCTCCCTTCGATGGCATTTGTTCTGGTGATATCACGGTTATCGAAGCCGTTCCGGAGAAAATTCTGCCTGAGCTGTTGCCTTTTATCATCCAAAACGACGTCCTTTTTGACTTTGCCGTCGGCAAATCGGCTGGTTCCCTATCTCCGCGTGTGAAATGGGAGCATCTTAAAAACTATGAATTTGAACTTCCTGGTCTGGATAAACAGCGCGAGTTGGCCAAAGTGCTGTGGGCTATTGAAGCCACGAAGAATTCCTACCAAAAGTTACTAAAGAAAACGGATGAGCTAGTAAAGGCTCAATTTATCGAGATGTTTGGTAATCCAAACAAAACCACGAATAGTGTGAAACTGACTGACGCATTTGAAATTAGGGATGATTTAAGGAAACCAATAAACGACGCAGTTCGTTCCAGTATGCACACAGGAACTCTTTATCCATATTATGGTGCAAATGGACAGGTTGACATGATTAACGAGTACTTGATGGACTGCACTGCATTATGTCTTGCCGAAGACTGCGGCGCATATGGAGCAGGTGAATCAACTTCATACATCATCACTGGAAAGTCGTGGGTCAACAATCATGCGCATGTTCTAATTCCAAAATCCTGTTGCAATATTGTCTATGCAAATATCTATTTTCGTTTGCTGGATATGACAGAATATGTTTCTGGTACGACAAGACTAAAGTTAACACAGGGGAAAATGAAAATGATTCCATTTATACTGCCGCCGCTTGATCGTCAAGAACAGTTTGCGACCTTCGCTCTGCAGAGCGATAAATCAAAATCTGAACTGGAACAAGCGCTCGCAGAGTTAAAAGCCACTTATAAGAATATAATTTCTGAAAACCTGGGTTAATCCCAAAGAACCAAACTTTCTGCCCGGCCGACGTAAAGATGCTGTCTGGCTTGGATATTAAAAACATATTGAATAGGAGGAAACGCTTATGTTCAACGAAGATAATACGATAGAGCAGATGGTCATCTCGACGCTTAAGGGCAATGGTTGGAAGTACATCCCCGCAGAAGATCTGCCTCGAAGGCATTCTGATGTCATGGTAGAGCCTATGATCAAAGAAGCCCTTATCCGCCTAAATCCCGAAATTGCAGAAGAACCGTCCCGCGCGGATGAGGTCATCTATAAACTGCGCACCATCATTCTGTCAGTGCAGGCGAATAACCTCATCACACAGAATGAGCTTTTTAAGAGAAAGGTCCTCGAAGAAAATTCCTACCCATTTGGTAAAGACGGACGTATGGTTCCTATTCGCTTCTTTGGAACCATGACAAAAGAGGATATGGCCCTCAACGAATATGTCGTCAGTAACCAGTGGGTTTATCCTCAGGCGGAGGGCGGTAAGCGTCTCGACATCGTACTTTTAATCAATGGCTTCCCTATTGCGGTTGGCGAATTTAAGACTCCGGTACGTAATGCTATAACCTGGTTAGACGCTGCCAGCGACATAGCTTCCTACGAGAAAAGCATCCCTGAGATGTTTGTAACAAACGTATTTAACTTTGCTACTGAAGGTAAATGCTACCGTTATGGTTCTGTAGGAATGCCTATCAATATGTGGGGACCTTGGCATACACCTGATAATAAAAATGAAGGCAGCCTTGCCGATGTTAAGGTGAGTATTGGAGACATGATTACCCCTGAAAAGGTTATGGATATTTTCCAGTTCTTTACCCTTTTTGCAACAGACAAGAAGCATGTTAAGTATAAAATCATCTGCCGTTATCAGCAGTATGAAGGCGCTAACCTAATTGTGCAGCGTGTGGTTGCTGGATACCCTAAACAAGGCCTAATCTGGCATTTCCAAGGTTCAGGAAAGTCACTCTTGATGGTATTTGCAGCTCAGAAGCTTCGTATGATTCCCGAGCTTAAAAACCCGACCATCGTTATTGTTGATGACCGTCTGGATCTTGAGACTCAGATCACGGCAACCTTCAATGCTTCGGATGTTCCAAACTTGGTGTCACTCGCAACGAAGGAGGAGTTGCAGAACTTCTTTGTCCAGGATACCCGGAAGATTGCTATCACCACCATTTTTCGTTTTGGTGATGTTGAAGGTGTCTTAAATTTAAGGGATAACATCGTCATCATGGTCGATGAAGCGCATAGAACTCAAGAAGGAAACTTCGGTGAAAAAATGCGTACAGCACTGCCGAATGCATTTTTCTTCGGACTCACAGGTACACCTATAAACCGCATTGACAAGAATACATTCCGCACCTTTGGCGCAATGGAAGATAAGAGTGGATATTTGAGCCGATATACCTTCTCTGACTCCATCAGAGATAATGCCACTCTGCCACTAAACTTTGAGCCGGTTCCAGTCGACCTTCATGTTGATAAGGATAAGCTAGATGCGGAGTTTGATGCTCTTACAGAAACGCTATCCGATGCAGACCGCGCAGAGCTTTCAAAACGTGTGAATATGAAGGCCATCATGTACGATCCCAAGCGTATACGCAAGGTTTGCGAGCACATTGTCAAACATTACCAAACAAAGATAGAGCCCAATGGCTACAAGGCCCAGATTGTTGTGTACGACCGTGAATGCTGCCACATGTATAAGGAAGAGCTTGATAAGCTGCTCCCTCCTGAAGCAAGCACAATCGTCATGGATACGAACAACGATAAACAGGACCGCTATAAGAAATATCGACGCAGCCGTGATGAGGAAGGAAGAATTCTAGATCAGTTCCGTGATAAAGGGAACCCTCTGAAGCTGGTTATCGTTACTTCAAAACTCCTGACGGGTTTCGATGCGCCTATTCTGCAGGCGATGTATTTGGACAAGCCTATGAAAGACCACAATCTTCTCCAGGCCATCTGCCGTACAAACCGTACCTATGATGAAGGCAAGACACACGGTCTTATCGTAGACTACATCGGAATTTTTGATAATGTCGCAAAGGCTTTAGACTTTGACGAAGCCAGCATGAGGAAGGTTATTACCAATATCGAAGAGGTCAAGAAGCAGCTTCCTGCACTTCTTAGAAAATGTCTCAGTTACTTTATGGGCGTTGACCGTACGATTGAAGGCTGGGAAGGCTTACTTGCTGCACAGGAGTGTATTCCAACCAATAAAGAAAAAGATGCATTTGCAGCAGATTACCGAGTTTTAAATAGAGCTTGGGATGCACTCTCCCCCGATCCCTACCTTGATAAATTCAAATTTGATTATGTGTGGCTCAGCAAAGTGTATGAGTCTGTAAAACCGACCGACAACCGTGGAGCACTTGTTTGGGCAGCTCTTGGTGCGAAGACAATGGAGCTGGTTCATGCAAACATCGAAGTTGGTGAAGTTCATGAAGACCTTGACATCCTAACGCTGGATGCAAATCTGATTGATGAGTTCATCCGCAACCAAAAGGATATTAATAAGACAACCAGGAAGATAGAAATCGATCTAGTTGCCAAGATCCGTGAATATTCAAAGGACCCAAAATTCATAAAGCTTGGCGAGAAACTAGAAGAACTCCGTGAGCGTCACGAACAGGGCCTGCTTACAAGTATTGAGTTTTTGAAACTCCTGCTTGAACTCGCAAGAGAGGCAGTCCAGGCAGAGAAAGAAGTTGTGCCAGAAGAAGAAATCGACCGTGGAAAGGCAGCGCTCTCAGAGCTCTTTAAAGGAGTTAAGAATGATAAAACGCCTATCATTGTTGAGCGAATTGTTGGTGACATCGATGACATCGTAAAAATCGTACGTTTCGATGGCTGGCAAAGAACTACTACCGGGAAAAATGAAGTTAAGAAGGCGCTACGTAGTGTTATCTGGATTAAGTACAAGATTAAGGACAAAGAAGTGTTCGATAAGTCATACAGCTATATCGAGCAGTATTATTAAAGGAGGTAGCGCCTTTGAGCCAATATACTTCTTTTGAAAAATACCTGGAGGCTAAGTATTATAACGATATTCACCGCGCTATTACCGGCCTCATATTAAAAAGAGGCCGGAACAATAGCTTTTATTCGTATACCGTTTTAGATCCGTCCTATTTCCAGGTAGACGATATTCATGTGAAAACAGTGTCCTTCCATTCTACAGATGGAAACCGGATCATTTTCAACGCAGCAGTTGAGGCGGACGTTATTCTTAAGGGCATGGGCAAGCGGGATTATGACGCTGATATGAATAATCCTTGGTACACGGTGTCCTTTACTGGTTATTTGAGTGATGGGCTTAATATGGTTACCATCACTGGTGTTGACGAGTATTCTGCAGATAGATTTGATAAGAATACGACGCTTTCAAAGTATCTGGTGCCTTATCTTTATGCTGAGAATCTTGAGAAAGAAGCGGAAAAGTTCCTGGACAAGTACTGTAGACATGCACTTAAAGAACCGATGCCCATTCCGCTTGATGAGCTCATGTTCAATATGGGACTTGAGCTTTATGAGGCGCCGCTCCCTGATACCATTTTCGGTAAGACATATTTTGCGGAAGCTTCGGTTGATGTTTTTAATGAGGATGGCGAGGTGGTATCACAGACCATTGATCCGGGGACCATTCTTTTGAATCCTAACATCTTCTTCATGCGCAACATCGGCTCCCGTAATAACACAGTCGTTCACGAGTGTGTACATTGGGACCGCCATGATAAGTTCTTCGAGCTTCAGAAGCTGTTAAACAGTGACCTCAGCTCCCTTACATGTGAGGTAATAGAGCGCAAGAGCCAGAAAGATTCTGGTATTGATGGCGCACTTCAATGGATGGAATGGCAAGCGAATGCGTTGACCCCGCGCATATTGCTCCCTGCAAGTACTACAAGACAAAAGCTAAACGAGATATTGCTTCGTCTACATATTGAAAACCCAGAAAGAACCGAGTCAGATATCATGGAGGAGGCTATCCAGGAGTTAGCAGATTTCTTTGCTGTTTCAAAGTTTGCCGCAAAGCTACGTGCTATTGAGCTTGGCTTCACACAGGCGCAGGGTGTTTGGAATTACGTGAATGGTAAGTATCTTCCTAGCTTCTCATTTAAGGCTACCGCGTTGAAAAAAGATGAGAGCTATATCATCGATACCAGAAATGCCTGCTATGAAGCTAACTTTGATGAGAGTGCTAAGGCTGCTCTTTCCAATGGCGACTTCCTTTATGTAGACAGTATGTACTGCATCAACGACCCTAAGTACGTGTCTGAAATCGCGGATAGCGGCTGTACGCTAACTGCCTATGCAAGACAGCATGTTGATGAATGCTGCCTTAAGTTTAAGCAGAAATTCAAAATTAGCAGCACACATGGTGATGCTTTCTATACGCAATGTTCACTTAGCAGAGATATTGATTCATCGTTATATTGCGAATGCAACTACATCGATGACGAAGATAACCAGGACGTGGAAAAGCGTGCTGCAGAATTGAAGAAGCTGAAAGATGAAGGCATACGTATTATGGAGATTTTACGCAATCTCCCGATGTCATTTTCCGGGACGCTTGATGCACATATGAACCGCCTCGAAAAAGAAGATGGCAGAAAGATGACGAACCTGGAGCTTTCTCTAAGAACAGGACTAAGCGACCGATACATTCAAGACCTCCGTAAAGAGGAGAAGAACGTAAGCTTCGAAACTGTCTGTGCTATCTGCATTGGACTTCATCTGCATCCTAAATTCAGTAATGACCTTATAAGTAAGTCACGCAATGATTACCCTTTGACTGAAGAGGGCTACTTCGATCAATTCCTCATCGAGCACCACTACATGGAAACGCTTGATTTGTGTAATGATAAGCTGAGAGAGATGGGTTATCGCACGTGGGGCAAAGAATTATAGAAAGTTTTTTGAAAATTTGAGTTTGGACCGGAACTCCCAGTTCCGTTTTTGAATACGGACTTACAGGGCTTTATGACCAGAGATGGTTGTAAGGCCTTTTTTTATGCTCAAAAAACCGGAACTCGCAGTTCTGCGAACGAAAACCGCATCCGAAGTATGATTTCTATAGAAGCTTAAAGCTTCAAATAAATCAATGCCTTCGGGTGCGCAACTAAGGCAAGGATACATATGGTTGGTGGATCTCTAAGAAAAAGAGCGAAACCACACCCTGTACCCTTACTTTGTTGCGCTCTTTTTGCCGAAGTAGTGGTGCCGGATAAGGCCTGACTGTGTCCTTGCAATAGTTCCCTCCCCAAGGCGGGAAGGACGAAAAAATGTCGAACACAGTCAATCAGGAGTCAAAGCAGTTTTACCTTACCATCGATGGTCAAGAGGTAACAGTAACCGAGGAGGTGTACAGAGCCTACAAACGACCAATCTGGGCGGAGCACAAACGTAATGACCGGCAGAAACTATGTCAGGTTAGTGACGGCAAGGGTGGCCTGAAAAGATGCACCGAAGATTGCTCTATATGCAGTCGCACTAAGGAAGGCAGCTTCCTTTCACTAGATGGCCTCGAAGAAGCAGGATACAGTGTAGAGGACCGTGCACAGGATGTTGCGGAGATTGTTGCAGAAAAGATGCTTCTAGAAGAGCTCTTTAAAGTTCTCGAAGAGCTAGATCCCAACAGTCAACGTATTTGTGGACTGCTTATGGAGGGACATTCGAAGCGAGAAATTGCGCGAATCATGTCAATTCCGCAGTCAAGCTTTGAGTATCAATTCAAAAAGCTGATGGCGTCTTTAAAGAGTCGCTTAGAAAGCTTTATCTAAAATGCAAAAGATAGGCGGTGCTGATGTAACAGTCAGTACCGCCTATCTTTTTAATCCTTCTTATAAAACATGGTTTCATAGCCGTCGGCTCTAAGTGCTAAACCTTTGATCCAAGGTGGTGTTCTTCCCATCTGTTCACAAACGGCTTCAAGGGAAACGCCCATGCTGGATTCGATAATTAGCTCATCATGGACATGTCCACAGATAAAGCAGTGACGGAGTGTTTTCATGGCGTAGGCCAGAATATCTCTGCTTATGGCTTGGACGATATTTTCAACGAATTTTGGACCGTAACTTTCGATGCGCTCCCATTTCTTAGTGTTTCCGGTGCCTTCGTAGGTAACGGACTCACCACCGAACTGATTCGGTTCGATCTTGGGCTTTACATAGGAGAGCCTCCTTCCGGAAGGAAGTTCAATAAATAGCATTCCCTTTTGGTAGTAGAATTTAATGCCGTGCGTTTTAGTATGTGTTCGTAAGCGAACGGCTTCTTTGACCGTCCTATCAACATCCCACCAAAGCTTTGCAATATTAGGATTTGACGCTCTCCAAGAATCGACCAGCGGCTGTAGTTCGTCTTCAGTAAGGCCCATGTCTAGTGCACCCATAGCCTTGAGGGCACCAGTGCTGCCGCCATATCCAAGAGCCAATTCTGCGATTTTTCCCTTTTGACGAAGATGGCTGTTTACACCATGCTTCTCAACCGGTACGTGGAACATAGCAGAAGCAGAAGCGCAGTAGATATCACCATCGCTTTCAAATACATCTAGTCGCCACTTTTCTCCGGCCAAGAAGGACAGAACCCTAGCTTCAATCGCACTGAAGTCGCACACAATGAATTTGTGTCCAGGCTTAGGAATAAATGCGGTGCGGATAAGCTGAGAGAGAGTATCCGGAACATCATCGTAAAGAAGTTTTAAGGCATCATAATCTCCTAGCTTAACAAGGGACCGTGCATCTTCCAAGTCAGGGAGATGGTTCTGCGGAAGGTTTTGCAATTGTATATGCCTGCCTGCCCAGCGTCCAGATCGGGAAGCACCATAATATTGGAACATGCCACGAGCTCTGCCATCTATGCAGACCGTGTTTTGCATAGCCTGATATTTTTTGATGCTGCTTTTTGCAAGCTGCTGACGCAGTAGAAGCACGTCACGTTGATCCTCTGGTACCGTCTTTATTAGGGCTGCGACATTCTTTTTGCCAAGGGACTCGGTTTCTATCCCGCTATCAGAAAGCCACTGTTTTACTTGCAGGACGCTATTTGGATTATCAAGGTTGGTAAGTTCTTTCATGGCGGCAGTGATTTTTTCTTTGGATTTCTCATCGATGAGGATGGCGTTTTTAACGACGCCCATATCAAGCAGAATGCCTCTGTCGTTAATCTCCTGATCCAGATGGTATTCATCCCATACAAACGTAGGTACCGGATAGCTTTCTAAGCGCATCTTCAGGGCCTGTTCCGCTTCGACATCTCGGATATTGTATTTCTTAAATAGGGACCATTTGGTCATATCATGTTCAGGTAGGTTTCGAGTACGGCCGCCATTGACATTGGTAGTCTTACACGGAACACAGAAGTAGCGAATGAGGTCTTTGCCTTCTTTTAGCTTTTGCTCGCCGAGTTTCAGCACTGCACCCACACCTTCAAGTGAAAGCGGTAAGCCCATATAGGCAGACCATATCATGCTGCAGCGCCATGAAGAGGGGTTAAGATACGCTCCAACCGTGTCCTCCGGGATGCTGTAGCTGCAAAACTTATCCGGATGGTGCTTACGAAGCCAATAGGATATACAGATCCGCTCAAAGGAAGCGTTAAAGGCCCATTTTGTTATGGTATCGTCGGTTAGTGCATTCACGATCTCTTCCGGTATTTTCTCACCTAAAGCCAGATCAATAACGTGTACTTTGCCGCCATTCACTGCGTAGCCAAACAAGAGCACTTCAAAGTACGGAGATTCCGCATAACGATAAACACCGCACTTGCCAAGGTCCACGTCTGAGTAGGTTTCCAGGTCAAGAGACAGTGATTTTATCTCTTCCATAAAATCCTCCTTTCAAAAAAATAAGGGCGGCAGCAGAAGTGCCGCCGCCCAAGCGATTAAAACTTATCGAGTGGATCAAAGTTCTTCTTCGCTTTTTCTTTCTTGTGCTGTTTGATGCAGCTAATTACATCCTTGGCTACCATAACCACAAATCCGATTACAAACAGCTGGTACATAACGAACAATTCGATTACAAGAAAAGTTTTCATATGATTTACCTCATTTCTTTGATTGTCTAGGGTGGTAGGGTTTCTACCACCCCGATTGACCGTTACCTGTTAGGAAAGAAAATCGTCATCATCCTCAGTGGCAAAGTCATCTTCAGCGTTTGACTTACCGCCAAGAGGCTCGCCATCACGAATCTTCTGGAGGTTATTAAGAGAACATGCGATTCCTTTGTTTCCGTTGGTGTTGAATGCGTAGAAGTTAACGCTGGCCCTACCATAAACACCGGAATAAATCTCAGAGCGCTCAAGGATGGGCTGACGGTCGGCGTCTACGATCCCAGGGGCAGAGCTGTTGTTGGCATTTACAAAATATGCGTTGGCATAAACGGGATCATCAGGACGTTCCGAATCGCCATCACGAAGCGGGGTCTTAAGGGTTGTAAGAGGCGGTACGCTGCGACCATTGCCTTTAAGCTTGCTTTCGCCTTCGTGGTAGGCTGCTTCTATTGCAGCTTTAACTTTCTGGATGGTCTTGGTGTCGGACTTAGGAATGATGAGAGATACACTGTACTTGGGCGTGCCGCCATTAATGGATTTAGGCTCCCACGCATTCACATAGCTCCAGCGGGTATCAGGGCCAGTAACTACTTTCAATGGATTAACTGTCTTTGTCATGATTTATTTCCTCCTTGATTTTCATCAAAATCTTCATATGCTGAGTTAAATTCAGACCTCTTGTCATCAGCGGTAACAAGGACCGGTTTTCCAGGCGGCTTATAGGTTAGTCCACCGAGAATATCTTCAAATGCCTTTTTGCCGAGGAGTGCTGTCATAGCAGTTATGCCGAGTAACTTCTTCTCGTAGGGGTCTTTACCGGCTGCAATAACGAGATCGGCTGCGGCAGCTTCGTCGGTGTATTTTCTGTTGGACCGACCGGCGACTAACTTGAAACCTTCAAACTTGGTACCGTTTAGCGCTTCCTTCAGTGCATATTCCTTGACATCGCTTACCCAGGAAACCAGTTCATCAGCTTTTGTCAGGATGACTGCAATCTCATCATGATCGAGCGTGGCCGGCATCTCGAAGTCGTACTTTGCAAGTTCCAGGTTGTATTCGGCACGCTTCCTACAAGTTGCTTTGGCCTTACAGAACTGACAATGCTCGCCTGCTTTGTATTCGCCCTCGCCCTTGCTGGCAAGTTGTGCAGTAGGAGACAAGACATCATCAGCCCACTGTATGAGTTCGCTCTTTGAGATGCTGTACTCGCTAATGTTTTCTCTGCGCGGCTGATAGATGACCAGTCGAACATTGTCGATGTCGTAGACCCCATCGAACAGTGCTAAGCCGCCAAGCGCATAGCAGAACATCTGCGGATTTCTTTCCGATGAAACCTTGATTCCAAGTCCGTATTTGTAGTCAATTACGGTAAGGGTGCCATCTGAGATAATCAGGCAGTCCACATGGCCAAACCCTTCTGGTACATACCTTGAGAAATCGAGCTTCTGCTCAATAAGTACCTGAGGATCAGCGCAGGTCTCTTTTGCTCTCTCAACTTGTTCTAGTACAAAGGCTGCATAATTTTCCGCGTGATCGTTCATTTCCTCATCGTAGAAGCTTAGTGATTCACTCGGGTCCTTTGTAGGAAGACCCAGTAATTTTTCAAGCTTGTACTGTGCGAGAGTGTGGGCATCGGTGCCTTCCTGCGCAAAGCTGCTGGAAGAATCTTCGAACTTCTTACTAAGCAAGGCTGATGGTGGACACGCGATCCACCGGTGTGAAGACGATGCGGAAAGCAGTGCGTGTTTTACGCTCATTGAATTGCCTCCGCATCCGCAAGCAATGCGGCATATTGTGACGTGTCTACGTTTGAGAGCTTGTCTGCACCGTGTTTTTTCAACAGATCCTTAAGCGCATCTGTGTGTCCGGCTCTGGACATTTCTGCAAACTTCTTCCGAACCTCTACAAATGAATACGCTGGTTTCGGCTCCTCTGGCGGTGGTGCGGGCGTTTCGTGACCGGCCGGTGTGCTAGAGAAAAGCTCATTAAGCGAGTCCGCAATGTTCATGAGGGTTTGTCCGCAGTCCTTTAGTTCAGACAGAACCTGACTCAGTTCACTTATCTTGCTCATTTGGAGTACCTCCTTCCTTTTTTTCTTGTTCCTTAGCAGACAAGGCCTTGATTTTCTGGGCCAGTCTCTTGGATACAACGCTGATGGCTGTGAGGGTGTCAGCAAGTTCTTCATCAAGCTGCTGGTCTTTCGAAGCCTCTGCAGGGGTCTGTGTCTGCATGTTGTTACCTCCCTTCCCGAGAGGCGTTATCCCCTCTCTAATAGTCCCAGGACAGTTTTGTGTGGTTTGAACGAATAATCTTTTGTGATTTTTTCGGGCCACACATTTTTCATGTCCTTCACTAGTCCCAGGACACTTAAAACGGAAATGAACGAAAAAAAGACAGCAGATTTTTTAGGTCTGCTGTCGCTTATATAAGAAGGAAAAATAACTATCAAAAAGTTCGTTCAAAGTGGCTGTTTCTGTCCTGGGACTGTTAGAGGGACTTTAATGCCGCTCGAATCTTTATAAGGAGGTTCGCTTATGAACGAACAAATAAAATACGGCACCGGCGAAGTGGACAAGAAGAACAGTGAAGGTTATTCCGACCCTACCGCATACCAAGCACTGACCAACATTAAAAAGGAAGAAAAGACGTTCAAACCGCTCGTGTACATCTGCTCGCCGTATGCCGGTGATGTAGAGAAAAACACGGAAAGGGCCAAGCTTTATAGCCGCTTCGCTGTTATGGAAAGAAACGCGATCGCCTTTGCGCCACATCTGCTTTTACCTCTTTATCTGTCAGATGACGATCCGGAGCAGCGCGAGCTTGCGCTTTTCATGGACATTGTTTTCTTAGGTAAATGTAATGAACTGTGGGTGTTTGGCGAGACGATTACGAATGGTATGCAGCGCGAGATTGATAAAGCCAAGCAGCGCCGCATGACGATCCGCTATTTTACTGAGGAGTTGGAGGAGGTTACAACATGCAATTAACGATCTGTACCGCAAACTGCACCGGTAATCAGAAGAACTGCCTCTATCCAAATAAACGTGTGGTTACCTCGGTGGATGAACTGAAGGAAGCGGTGAAGGTAGACCACGTTTGTGCGGAGTATGAGAACAACTACCGCAGTGCAGATAACTTCATCAAGTCTGATGTTATCGTTATGGATTGTGATAACGAGCATAGCGAGGATCCTGCTGAATGGATAACGCCGGCTACTCTTGATGAACTGATGCCGGATGTATCCTATGCAATTGCACCTAGCCGCAACAATATGCTTCCGAAGGACGGTAAAACAGCAAGGCCCAAGTTTCATGTCTATTTTTCAATTGACGCCGTAGCGGATGCGGATACGTACGCCAATTTTAAGAAGGCAATCTATGCTCAGTTTCCCTTCTTCGATGATAATGCACTTGATGCAGCCCGGTTCATCTATGGTTCTGAGACGGGCGAAGTGATCTGGCATGAAGGCTGGCTCTCAGTACTTGATGTGCTTGAAGATGTCGACGAGGATTTTGACGAAGCTGTGACAAACAATTCCGTTATTCCAGCAGGCAGACGTAATAAAACCCTGTCGCATTACGCAGGCAGAGTTTTGAAACGTTATGGTATTGGAGATAAAGCGCATGACCTTTTTTTAAAGGAAGCAGAAAAGTGCGAGACATCAATCGAGGAGAATGAACTGACTACCATATGGAATAGCGCGGTGAAGTTTGCTAAAAAGGTTCAGGATCAAGAAGGATATGTAGCACCGGAGGATTTTAACAAAGATTTTAGTGACGCTTCTTTAAAACCAACAGACTACTCCGATATTGGGCAGGCTAAAGTACTTGCTCGCGAATATGATGCAGAGCTTTGCTTCACCGAGGCTACCGATTATTTAAGGTATGACGGTGAAAAATGGGTGGAGTCAAAGCAGAAGGCCGTCGGTGCAATGGAGGAGTTCCTTGATGAACAGCTTGCTGACGCTGAATCACAAGTGGCATTGACACTTGAATCCTGTATTAAGGCCGGCCTAGAAAAAGCAGCTGTCATTACCGGCAAGGGCCTAGGAGATTTGAACGAAGAACAGCAAACAGCTTATGGTATGTATACTGCCGCGACGATTTATAAAAAGTTTGTGCTGAAACGTCGCGATATGAAATATGTCATGGCAGCTCTTCAGGCGGCAAAACCGATGCTGCAGCACAGCGTCTCGGAGCTAGATAAAGATGAGTTTTTCCTTAATACACCCGGTGCAACGATTGATCTAAAAACGGGTGAAAGTAGGCTTCCAGAAGCCGCTGACTTCATCACGAAGCAGACCAACAGTAAGCCCGGTGAAGAGGGCAAGGATATCTGGCAACAAGCGCTTCGCACTTTCTTTTGTAATGATGCTGAGCTTATTGAATATGTCCAGCAGATTGTTGGCCTTGCTGCCATCGGCAAGGTTTACCTGGAAGCGATCATCATTGCTTATGGGGAAGGGCGTAATGGTAAATCCACCTTCTGGAACACCATATCCAGGGTGCTTGGTACTTATTCCGGTTCCTTGTCAGCAGACACTTTAACGGTTGGCTGTCGTAGAAACGTGAAGCCTGAAATGGCAGAGCTTAAGGGCAAGCGTCTCATCATCGCGGCAGAGCTTGAGGAGGGCATGCGCCTTAATACCTCCATCATCAAACAGCTTTGTTCTACAGACGAGATTACAGCTGAAAAAAAGTACAAAGACCCATTCAGGTTCACTCCTTCGCATACGCTTGTGCTTTATACAAACCATCTGCCCCGTGTAGGTGCCAATGATGCAGGAACGTGGCGTCGTCTGATTGTCATTCCATTCGATGCAAAGATCGAAGGTAGCAGCGATATGAAGAATTATGCTGACCACCTCTTCAATGAGGCAGGTCCCTTTATCCTTAGCTGGATTGTTGAGGGAGCGATGAAGGCAATACGTACGAACTTTCACTTATCGCCGCCTGAGTGTGTTCGTAAGGCGATTGATACCTATAGAGAGAACAATGATTGGATGGCAAACTTCCTTGAGGATTGCTGCGAAATCGGTCCGGACTACAATCAAAAGTCCGGTGACTTTTATCAAGAATATCGTAATTACTGTGCACGAAATGGTGAGTATACGAGAAGCACGACCGATTTTTATGCAGCAGTTGAACTCGCAGGGTTTACGCGCAAAAAGATAAAGATAGGTTCTTTCATCTATGGAGTGCGTGTAAAAGATGAAGATTTTTTGAATCAACCATAACAGACTGTCACTGGTGACCCTCGTTATCCTCATATACAAAACTTCGCTTTAGCAAGTTTTTTAAGTAAAAAATAGCCTATAGGGGGTTTTATGTATTGAGGGTAACGACCACCACCAAAATTTTGATGAGGTACGACCATGAGAGAAAAAGATATTGAAAAGAAGTTAGCTTTGGAAGCAAAAAAGCGCGGCGGGCTGGCAGTCAAGTTTGTATCTCCAGGCTTTGATGGAATGCCGGATCGAATCGTTCTAATGCCTGAAGGAAAGATGGCCTTTGTTGAGGTCAAAGCTCCGGGTAAGCGCCCACGTCCATTACAGATGGCAAGACACAAGCTGCTAAGTGGGTTAGGATTTTTAGTTTTCATATTAGACGACGCGAGTCAGATTGGAGGGATTTTAGATGCAGTACAATCCACATGAATATCAAAAGTATGCGATAAACTACATCGAATCCCATCCGGTTTCAGCAGTGTTTTTAAATATGGGTTTAGGAAAAACAAGTATTGCCCTTACTGCAATCAATAACCTGCTGTTTGATTATTTCGATGCACATAAGGTGTTAGTGGTTGGACCCCTTCGAGTGGCAAGAGATGTATGGCCTGCGGAAACTGAAAAGTGGGATCATCTCCAGGACCTAATCTGTTCAGTAGCAGTCGGCACAGAAGCAGAGCGCCGTGCAGCCCTTTCTGAGCCCGCCGATATCTATGTCATCAACCGTGAGAATCTTTGCTGGCTCATTGATGAGAGCGGGCTTCCTTTTGATTTTGATACGGTCATTATCGATGAGCTTTCTTCCTTCAAAAATCATCAGGCCAAGCGCTTTAAGTCACTGATGAAGGTGCGACCTAAAGCAAAACGCATGATTGGATTGACAGGAACGCCAAGCAGCAATGGTCTAATGGATTTATGGGCTGAGTTTAAGTTGCTGGACATGGGCGCTAGGCTTGGAAGATTCATCACCGCATTTCGCAGTAACTACTTTATGCCGGATAAGAGAAATGGCCAGATCATTTTCAGCTATAAGCCACTTCCCGGAGCGGAGCAATGCATCTACCAGAAAATCTCCGACATTACGATTTCCATGAAGTCCACGGATTACCTAAAGATGCCTGAACTGATCAGCAGTGAACATACGGTTATGCTTTCTGAAAAAGAGGCAAAGCGCTACGACGAATTAGCAAAAGACCTAGTCCTGGAGCTGCCTGGTGGTGAGGTAACAGCGGCAAATGCTGCAGCGCTTTCCAACAAGCTCTGCCAGATGGCCAACGGCGCCATTTATGCCGATGGTGGTGAAACGCAGGTCATTCATAATCAGAAGTTGGATGCCCTGGAGGATATTATTGAGGCAGCCGCCGGAAAGCCGATCCTTGTGGCCTATTGGTATAAGCATGACTACGAAAGAATCGTAGAAAAGCTTCAAAGCATAAAGGTCTCATTTTCAAAACTTGATACTGCTGAAAGTATTCGAAGGTGGAACAACAAGGAAATCCCGGTTGGTTTAATTCATCCCGCATCTGCAGGACATGGCTTAAATCTTCAGGCCGGTGGCTCTTGCATTGTCTGGTTCGGTCTTACCTGGTCATTAGAGTTATATCAACAAACAAATGCGAGGCTTTGGAGACAAGGCCAAACAGCTGAAACGGTTGTGGTGCAGCACATCGTTACCAAAGGCACTATTGATGAACGTGTTTTACGGGCTCTGTCGTTAAAGGATAAAAGCCAGTCGGCGCTTATCGATGCTGTCAAAGCTGATCTGCAAATGAGAGTCAACTAAAGACAATCCGTGCCAATCCGAGAGAAATCCAAATTTATCGGAGGTACGAATATGGAACCCTATGAAAATTTAGCAAATGCAATCGTGTTACAGGCAGTCAAGGACTACCGACTGCATGACGATGAACAAGAACTTACCAGGATCGAGCGCTTCTTTCGTTCTGATTGGTTTAGTGTTCTGACGAATGTTGATCCGGAAACACTCATCACCAAACTGAGAAAGGAAAAGGTGTGTTATGAATACTAAGACATATCTTTCTCAGGCGCGTTATCTGGACATGCGTATCAAGTCCAAACTCCAACAGGTTGATTCACTGAATGATCTGGCAACGACCTGCACGTCGGTCATGACTGGTATGCCGAAAAACCCCAGCGGCTCAACCTCCCGCATGGCTGATGCTATCTGCAAGATTGTTGACCTCCAGAATGATATTAATCATGACATCGACACGCTGGTTGATCTCAAGAAAGAAATCATGGGTGTCATCAAGGCAGTGGTGAATCCAGAGCACCAGACCTTACTGGAGAAACGTTATCTCTGCTTCCTCTCTTGGGAGAAGATAGCTGTGGATATGGGCTACGATCTCCGCTACATCCATAAGCTCCACATTCGTGCGCTGGATGACTGCAGAATTCCTGCTTTCCATGAAGTAGACACAAAAAGACACTGAAAGACACCCGCCACTCCTGATATCATTATAATCAGGAAGATAGAATCTAAGAGAGCCTTGTGGGAGCAATCCCGCAGGGCTTTTCTTGTGCCCAAGGAGGTGAACCCATGCCATATAAACCAAAGCGTCCATGTGCCTACCCCGGCTGCGGTCGGCTCGCCGTGCGTGAGCAATACTGTGCCGAGCATCAAAAGGTCATGGACAAACAATACAACCAGCACGAACGCGATCCTGCATCCAACAAACGCTATGGCCGGGCATGGAAACGAATCCGTGACCGCTACGTCAAGTCGCATCCTCTCTGTGAAGAGTGCGAGAAGCAAGGCAAGCTGACGCCCGCTGAAGAAGTTCACCACATCCTTCCGCTCTCAAAAGGCGGAGGCAATGAGACGAGTAATCTCATGGCGCTTTGTAAATCCTGTCACTCTCGCATAACAGCCGAGAGCGGTGACCGGTGGGGGTAGTCAAATCTCCAGAACTTTTTCAAGCGGACAGCGGCGTGGGGTGTCGTGTTAAAAAACGCATATTCAAACGGGGGTATAGCCCTGGCCCAAAAAGGAGGTGTGATGATTGGCAAAAGACGGAACCAATCGTGGCGGCGCTCGTGTCGGCGCGGGCGCGAAAAAGAAGCCATTAGCCGACAAAATAGCCGAGGGTAATCCTGGTGGCAGAAAACTGACTGTGATGGAGTTTACCGATACAGCAGATCTTAACGGTCAAGTGATGCCGGAGCCAGCAAAGATGCTCGAAGCTGTCCAGAAGGATGGTAAGACACTCGTCGCGAGCGAAATATATAAATCAACATGGACGTGGCTGAACGAACGTGGCTGTGCGGTGCTTGTGTCTCCGCAGCTTTTGGAGCGGTATGCCATGAGCGTAGCTAGATGGATTCAGTGCGAGGAAGCAGTCACAGAATACGGCTTTCTGGCGAAGCATCCTACTACGGGCAATGCCATCCAAAGCCCCTATGTGGCGATGGGCCAGAACTACATGAACCAGACAAACCGGCTGTGGATGGAGATTTTTCAGATCGTTAAGGAAAACTGTACCGGCGAGTACAGCGGTGTGAATCCGCAAGATGATGTTATGGAGCGGCTCTTAACCGCCCGGAAAGGAAAATGATATGGAAAAATACAAAACTTCTGAAAGTGTCTGCAAGGGTCACCCAGATAAGCTTTGCGACCTGATTGCCGACAGCATTCTCGATGCATGTCTTCGCAAAGATAAAGCATCACGCGTGGCCTGCGAGGTCATGGCCACAAAAGGCAAAATCATCGTAGCGGGCGAAATCACCTGCTCGAAGAAGGTAGACATCCGTTGGGTGGTTCGCAGAGTCCTTGAGGACGTCGGCTATAACCCGTGGAAGTTCATGGTGTTTGTGTTCGTCCACCAGCAAAGTAAGGACATCGCCGGTGGCGTGGATCAGGCTATGGAATCCCGAGCTGGAGATACTTCTTGGTATTCCATGCTTGGCGCTGGTGACCAAGGTACCGTTTACGGTTACGCCACAGATGAGACGTCCGAAAAACTCCCGCTCCCGCTCGTATTTGCTCATGGCATCTGCCGGAAGCTCGATAGCACCATGAAAAATGGCGTCATTAAAGGGATCGGCCCGGATGGAAAAGCACAGGTCACTGTTGAGTATGAGAACGACAAACCCAAACGCATCAAGACCATTGTCGTTTCTGTGCAGCACCGCGCTGACAAGGATTTAGAGGTTCTCCGTAGCGAGATCATCTCCCAAGTGCTGTGGCCGGTGTTTGAGAAATTTCCATTTGATGATGACACCGAAATACTCGTCAATCCTTCTGGCCGTTTTGTCGAGGGTGGGCCTGCTGCCGACACCGGTCTGACCGGTCGAAAGATTATGGTCGATAGTTATGGCGGCCTTGCTGCTCATGGCGGCGGCGCATTCTCCGGCAAGGACCCGACGAAAGTTGATCGCTCCGGTGCCTACATGGCAAGAGCCATCGCAAAGAACATCGTCTGGTGCGATTATGCTAAACGCTGTCAGGTGGCTATCTCCTATGCCATTGGCAAGGCTGATCCCGTTGCGGTTGAGATTGACACCTTCAACACCGGGACCGTCCCGGATGACATACTCAGAAAGGCGGTACTTGAGGTGTTTAACCTACGTCCAGCGGCGATCATCGAAGCGCTGAGTTTGCGTGACGCCATCTATGCAGATACAGCAACTTACGGACATTTCAGCGGGACACTCTCTCGCTGGGAATGGCTGGACCGGTATAAAGAACTACGGGAGGCGGTAAAGAAATATGCTGATTGAGAAAAAGAATACCGCCGAGCTTCTGCCTGCAGACTACAACCCCCGCAAGGACCTGAAGCCCGGCGATCCGGAATACGATAAGCTGAAGCGCTCCATAGAACAGTTTGGATACGTCGAGCCGGTCATCTGGAATAAGGTGACCGGCTGTGTTGTGGGTGGGCACCAGCGTTTGAAGGTGCTCATCGACATGGGCATCACCGAAGTTGAGTGCGTGGTAGTCGAGATGGATGTCGAGAAGGAAAAAGCACTAAACATCGCGCTGAACAAGATTTCCGGCGAATGGGACAAAGAAAAGCTGGCTCTACTCATTGCAGATTTACAGGGCGCGGACTTTGATGTGTCACTCACAGGATTTGATCCCGCTGAGCTGGATGACCTGTTTAAGGATATTATCAAGGACGGTATCCACGATGATGATTTTGATGTGGAAGCAGAGTTAAAGGAGCCGCCGATCACCAAACTGGGTGACCTCTGGACGCTCGGTCGGCACAAGCTGGTCTGCGGTGACAGTACCAAAGCAGAGACTTTCGACTTGCTGATGGCCGGAGCCAAAGCTAATCTCGTGATCACCGACCCACCTTACAACGTCAACTACGAAGGCAGCGCCGGAAAAATCAAGAACGACAATATGGGTAATGATGCCTTCTACCACTTTCTGTTCGATGCCTTTACAAACACCGAAGCGGTCATGGCAGCTGACGCCAGCATCTACGTTTTCCATGCCGACACCGAAGGACTGAATTTCAGGAGAGCCTTTGTGGACGCCGGTTTTTATTTGTCCGGCTGCTGCATCTGGAAAAAGCAGTCGCTTGTGTTAGGGCGCTCTCCTTACCAATGGCAGCACGAGCCTGTGCTCTACGGCTGGAAGAAAACCGGCAAGCATCAGTGGTACACCGGTCGGAAGGAAACCACCATCTGGGAGTTTGATAAGCCGAAGAAAAATGGTGATCACCCTACCATGAAGCCGGTTCCGCTCTTGGCGTACCCGATTATGAATAGCAGCATGAGTAACACACTGGTGCTCGATCCCTTTGGCGGTAGCGGGTCAACGCTCATTGCTTGCGAACAGTCTGATCGCTCCTGTTATACCATCGAGCTCGATGAAAAATTCTGCGATGTTATCGTTAAGCGGTACATCGAACAGGTCGGCATGGCTGACAAGGTTTCTGTCCAGCGAGATGGTCTGCTCTACTCTTATGCGGAGGTGACCGCCAGTGAGGAAACCCGTTCTTGACGCAGATCTGATCGGCCGCAAACACTATGGTGGAGGATAAAGGATAGCTCCCTCCGGTTCGATTTGGCACATATATTTCTCGAAATTGACTTGCTATAAGGTGCCTTTAGAGTGATATATGTACATACCAAAACGACAGGAGGTTTTGAATATGGAAATCAACTACAACGTAACCGGACCCGACCGCAAGCGACTGGTACAGGCCATCGCGAAAATTCTCGAATGCGATGCCAAATACCTCGGCGTTCCATCCTGCGCTTATCAGGTGGACAACTTCACCATCAGTAAGGATGGCATCCTTTCCTTCGACGATCACACCAACAGCAGCAAAGGCGAACAGCTTATTGAGCGCCTTTGCGAAATGGGTTTTGAAGCGGAGATTGAGGAAGTCACAGACGGGCTTTGCATTGAACTTCCGCTGAAGGACACCACCGAAGCCGCGATTGACAACCTGCGTCGGATGGTGGACAGCAAAGCAACACTCATCAAAAAAGCACTTGGTGCGGACAACTTGGACATCGAGGTCACTGACGAGCGCATTCGCTTCCCTTGGTTCGACCGCATTCCCGAGCCTGAGGTCGTCAATGCGGCTGCTCACTTTATTGGGAAAATGCTTGCTGCAGCCAAGAGCCAGAAGCGCGTAACTGCCAAGGAAAAGGAAACGGACAATGGGAAGTACGCTTTCCGCTGTTTCCTCCTACGGCTCGGCTTCATTGGCGAGGAGTTCAAAGAAACGCGTCGGACGCTTCTTCAAAACCTGACTGGCAGCGCTGCATTTCGCTCGGGAGCCAAGAAAGGCTTCAGCGGAGAAGACTTCGACGCCGCAGTAGTAGAAGCGGAAAAAGATCTGTTAAACGGAGAGGAGGCGGCTAACGATGAGATTTCCGAGTAAAGAAAGCGTCGAAGGTATCCGCCGCCAGTTTCCAGTTGGCTGCCGCGTGGAGCTTCTTCGTATGGACGACGTGCAGGCTCCACCCATCGGCACAAAGGGCACTGTAACCGGCGTGGACGACACAGCAAGCGTGATGGTTAACTGGGATAACGGCAGCGGACTGAACGTGGTCTATGGCGAGGACCTTTGCCGGAGGTGTGACTTTTGACAGATAAAGTGCGTAAGCAGATCCTGGCGATTCGCGACACGGGGCTGACGAATATGTTTGATGTGGTGGCGGTACAGCGTATCGCAAACGACATGGGCTTCTATGAGCTGGTAGTGTATCTCGAGGAGAAGCGTAAGGAATATGCCCATTTCATCCTGACCGGCGAGACGTAACATACACATACAAAACGAAGGGAGAGCATTGCCATGTGGAAAGAAGGAAGCATCAAAGCTGGAAGCAGCATCATTCACTACTGGGTGAAGTGTTTTGAAGAAGGATCGCAGTACGGCATCGAGAAGGGCCGCATTTCAAAACTCATGCTAAAACGCAATGGTGAGATCATCGCCAATTATGACAGAGGTTGGGATATAGAACCGCTCGATTCCGATGCAGAGATTGCCCTTGCGATTCTGATGAAAGAACACAACTAACCCGATAAAAATCGAATCCCGGAATGGGGCCTTGCGGCTCTAGCTCTCGTAGTACAGCCCAGAGAGGCTGTTTTTTTATGCCCGAAAGGAGGTGACTGCATATCCGAAAACTCAAAAAATACAAACCAACTGTTTTTAAAGCGAAGGACGCTTATTACAGCAAAGAGATGGCCGATTATGCAGTCGCATTCATCGAAGCACTTTCTCATACCAAAGGAACCTGGGCGGGAAAACCATTCGAGCTGATTGATTGGCAGGAACAGATTATCCGAGATGTGTTCGGCACCCTAAAACCCAATGGCTATCGGCAGTTTAACACCGCGTATGTAGAGATACCTAAGAAGATGGGAAAATCAGAGCTCGCCGCCGCTGTCGCCTTGCTGCTGACCTGTGGCGACAACGAAGAACGCGCCGAGGTATACGGCTGCGCGGCAGACCGCAATCAGGCCTCCATCGTTTTCAATGTGGCGGCAGATATGGTGCGCATGTGCCCAGCTTTATCCAAGCGGGTGAAAATCCTTGATTCACAGAAACGGCTCATATTTCTGCCAACCGGCAGCATCTACCAGGTCTTGTCTGCTGATGTGGGAAACAAGCACGGTTTCAACACCCACGGCGTCGTGTTTGATGAACTGCACACCCAGCCCAATCGAAAACTTTTTGATGTCATGACCAAGGGCAGCGGCGACGCCAGGATGCAGCCACTGTATTTCCTGATCACGACTGCTGGGGACAACCAAAACAGCATCTGCTGGGAAGTGCACCAAAAAGCCCTGGATATCATCGACGGCAGAAAGAACGATCCCACCTTCTATCCAGTGATTTTCGGTGCAGCTTCCGAGGATGACTGGTCTGATCCGAAGGTGTGGAAAAAGGCAAATCCGTCACTTGGCATCACCGTCAGCATGGACAAAGTCAAAGCAGCGTTTGAATCAGCCAGACAAAACCCCGCCGAGGAGAACAGCTTCAGGCAGCTCCGACTGAACCAGTGGGTCAAGCAGGCGGTGCGCTGGATGCCTATGGACAGATGGGATCAATGCGCTTTCCCCGTGAACGAAGCCGCTCTCGAGGGCCGTGTCTGCTACGGCGGGCTCGACCTTTCCTCTTCTACTGACATCACGGCGTTCGTGCTGGTTTTCCCACCACTCGATGAGGAGGACAAATACAGTGTGCTCCCGTTCTTCTGGATACCGGAGGACAACATTGACCTACGTGTCCGGCGCGATCATGTGAATTATGACGTTTGGCAGAAACAAGGATTTTTATTAACTACCGAAGGGAATGTGGTGCATTACGGCTTCATTGAATCGTTCATTGAACAGCTGGGCATGAAGTACAACATCCGCGAGATTGCCTTCGACCGCTGGGGCGCGGTCCAGATGACACAAAATTTGGAAAACCTCGGCTTTTCGGTCATTCCGTTTGGGCAGGGCTTCAAGGATATGTCCCCGCCGACAAAAGAGCTAATGAAACTTACATTTGAAGAGAAAATCGCGCACGGCGGCCATCCGGTCCTTCGGTGGATGATGGATAACATTTTTATACGAACCGATCCTGCCGGAAACATCAAGGCCGACAAGGAAAAGTCCACAGAGAAGATCGATGGTGCGGTTGCGACGATCATGGCGCTGGACCGTGCGATTCGATGTGGTAATGATTCGGGCGAAAGCGTGTATGACACACGTGGACTGCTCGTTTTTTGATTGGAGGTAATTGCCTATGAACATCTTTCAGGGAATATTCAAAGCTCGCGATAAGCCTAAAAACTTAGGCGGCGGGAACAGCTTTTTATGGGGAAGCTCGTCTTCTGGTAAGGTCGTCAATGAAAAGACGGCTATGCAGATGACGGCGGTCTATTCATGCATCCGTATCTTATCGGAAGCCATCGCGGGCCTGCCGCTGTTCGTGTACCAATACGGCAGCGACGGAAGCAAGGAAAAATATCTTGACCATCCGCTGTGGCGGGTGTTGCACGACGAACCAAACCCGGAGATGACCTCGTTTGTGTTCCGAGAAACCATGATGAACCACCTGCTGCTGACGGGCAATGCCTACGCTCAGATTATTCGAAACGCCCGTGGTGAGGTAGTGGCGCTGTATCCGCTGATGCCTGATCGCATGAACGTGGACAGAGATTCGCAGGGACGACTGTATTACCGATACCGGAGAAGCATTGACGACGCTCCGGAAGTTGGCAAAAACAAGCAAAGCGATGTGATTCTCGCACCCAGCGATGTGCTCCACATTCTCGGTCTGGGCTTCGACGGTCTTGTGGGGTACTCGCCGATCACTATGGCGAAAAATGCCGTAGGGCTTGCCATTGCCGCCGAGGAATACGGAGCTAAATTCTTTGCCAACGGCGCTGCACCAAGCGGCGTCCTCGAGCACCCCGGCACGATAAAAGATCCGGAGCGCATTCGGCAAAGCTGGCAGTCCACGTTTGGAGGCAGCTCCAACAGCAACAAAATCGCTGTACTGGAAGAAGGGCTCAAGTATACGCCGATCGCCATCTCTCCTGAACAAGCGCAGTTTCTTGAAACACGGAAATTTCAGATCAACGAGATAGCTCGAATTTTTAGGGTCCCCCCTCACATGTTGGCGGATCTTGAGAAGTCGAGCTTTTCTAATATTGAGCAGCAGTCGCTGGAGTTCGTGAAATACACACTGGACCCCTGGGTTATCCGTTGGGAACAGGCCATGAACAAGTCGCTGTTGCTTGAAAGCGAAAAACACGATGTGTTTACAAAATTCAATGTGGACGGACTGCTTCGCGGAGATTACGCCAGTCGTATGACGGGCTATGCTACGGCGCGGCAGAACGGTTGGATGAGCGCAAACGATATCCGGCAGCTTGAGAACCTCGACCGAATACCGGTGGAACTCGGAGGCGATCTTTACCTCATTAATGGAGCAATGACCAAATTGCAGGACGCAGGTGCGTTTGCAAATACAAATACAACAGAAACGGAGGAAACCTCAGATGGACCAAACAAAACGGGCAGTAAGTCCAAACAAGTCCCTCGGCAGGGTGCGTGATAAGCACTTCTGGAACTGGGGAAATGACGAGACACTGGGTGTCCGCACCCTATACCTCGACGGTACCATTGCGGACGAAAGCTGGTGGGGCGATGAGATCACGCCACGAATGTTCAAGGATGAGCTGCTTTCGGGCAGCGGTGACATCGTGATGTGGATTAACTCACCCGGCGGGGACTGTGTGGCGGCTTCACAAATCTACGCCATGCTCATGGATTACCCTGGCAATGTCACCGTAAAAATTGACGGGTTAGCGGCAAGCGCGGCATCGGTCATCGCTATGGCGGGTACCGAGGTGCTTATGGCGCCAACAGCACTCCTCATGATCCATAATCCGATGTCTGTCGCTATCGGAGACACCGAGGAAATGCAAAAAGCCATCGCCATGCTAGATGAAGTGAAAGAATCCATCATCAACGCCTATGAAATCAAGACCGGCCAGTCGAGGGCGAAAATCTCGCATCTCATGGACGGTGAAACGTGGATGAACGCGAACAAGGCAATCGAGCTGGGCTTCGTTGACGGAGTCTTGGAGGATGCTAAGCGCGGCCAAACCGAAGATGTGGTCTTCGCGTTTAGCCGCAGGGCGGTGACCAATTCGCTCATGAACAAACTCATCTCCAAACCCGCTGCGAAGGCAGAAGAAAAGAAGCAGGATGCGCCGACTGGCGTTTCCATCGAAGCGGCTATGCAGAAACTGCAAGCCCGCAAATACATTTAATGGAGGAATTAGTTATGAAAAAGGTACTTGAAATGCGCGAAAGACGCGCAAAAGCATGGGACGCTGCGAAGGCTTTTCTCGACACGAGGGCTAAGGAAGGTGTCCTTTCTCCTGAAGACAACACAACCTATGACAAAATGCTCGCGGATGTGGATTCGATGGCCCATCAGATTTCCATTGAGGAAGACCGTGTAGCAAGAGATGTTGCGATGGCACAGCCGACCAGCTCTCCTATTACAGCAAAACCCGTTACACAGGACAATAAACCGGTCCACTTCAGAGCGACCGCCGAATACCGCGAGGACTTTCTAAACCTTGTGCGCGGCAAACGCCCCGTTCACAATGTCATGGAGGAAGGCACTCCCTCCAACGGCGGTTACCTTGTTCCAATTGAGTTTGACAGAAATCTTGTTCGTGCGCTTGAGCGTGAGAACGTCATTCGTTCCATTGCAAAAGTTATAACTACGGCGGCGCCTCACAGGATTAACATCGCACTCACCGACGTATCGGCTGACTGGGTGGCGGAGTCTGGCGTGTTTACGCCCAGCACACCTACCTTCAACCAGCTTTCCCTCGACGCATACACCCTCCGCGCAGCGGCGCTGGTTTCGGAGGAATTGCTTCAGGATTCTATGTTCGAGCTTGAACCCTACCTCATCGACAATTTTGCCCGCGCATTTGCGGCAAAGGAGGAGCAAGCTTTCTGTGTCGGCGTAGGCACTACTCAACCCACGGGCATTTTCACCGCTAGCGGCGGCGAAGTCGGCGTGACAACGGCAGCTGCTGGAGCAATTACAGCGGATGAACTCATTGAGCTGACCTATTCTCTGAAGGAAGGCTACAAGAAAAATGCTGTATTCCTCCTGGCCAGCAACACTCTCGCTGGAATTCGCAAGCTGAAAGACGGCAACGGCGTCTATATGTGGCAGCCGTCACTGCAGGCTGATCAGCCGGATCGGCTGCTTGGATTCCCCGTGTATGTCTCACAGTATGCGCCGGCTATCGCAGCGGGTGCTTACACCGTAGCTTTCGGCGATTTCCAGAATTACTGGATTGCCGACCGCAGCGGCAGAACGGTAAGACGTGCAGACGAACTGCACATTGCTAACCTGCAGACCGGCTTCTACGCTTTCCAACGTGTGGACGCTAAGACCGTACTGCCAGAGGGCATCAAGCTCTTAAAGCAGCACGCTTAAGGAGGGTTAACGCATGAGCGAATATAACGCAAAGAACTATACCGAACAAGGTGGCGAGAAAACCGTTATCGGCGGTACGCTGGAAATCTTGGAGGGGGCCTCGGTAACGGGGCTTACCTCCACCGCTGCACCCGCTTCTGAAGCGGCTCTTGGCGGGGTAAAAGCCGCTGCTAAAACGGAAACGGATACCGTGCCAACAAAAATCGGGACGGATGGAATCCTTTATGTTCCAACGTACCCCAGTGTGCCAGAGCCGTCTATAGCTGAGAACCAATCAGAAAGTGAAGCTACTGATGTCTCGGGTCTACTCGCTGATTTCAACGCACTACTGGCCAAACTAAAGACCGCCGGATTGATGGCGCCGGACGCATAAGAGTAATGAAAGGATGGTGGTGGTATGACACTGCTTGAAAAAGTCAAAGCAAATCTCATATTAGAACACTCGGCAGATGATGAACTTCTGCAGCTGTACATCACCGCTGCCATTAGCTATGCCGAGAGTTACCAGCATCTTCCCGAAGGGGCATATACCGAAACTACGATGCCGCCTACCACAGAACAAGCCGTCATCATGCTATCGTCCCACTTCTATGAATCAAGGGATGGCAGCACTGGCGGCTTTTTTGCGGACAATGTGCAGGCTGGGCAGCAGGTATGGCATACGGTCAATCTTCTTTTAAGGCTTGACCGGAATTGGAAGGTGTGACCATGAGTTATGGAAAGATGAACACCTTCATCGACATTATTGAGAAAGTGACTACCAAAGATCCAGAGGGCTTTCGGACGGAAGTGGACAATATCATAGCTTCGGTCAGGGCGTATCGAGAAGGTCGGCATGGCAATGAGAAGTGGGCAAATCGGGCCTTATTCTCTGAAGCCACCGACCTTTTCCGTTTTCGCCGAATTCCTAACGTTAGCATCACTACCGCAATGGTTGTCGTAAACAAAGACGGACGTTTTGAAATCACCTCGGTGGAGGATGTCAAGGGACGCGGTATGTATATTGAGGTTCTTGCAAAGGAGGTGGTTCCCAGTGGCTAAGGCAACATTCAAAATGCCGGAGGATTTCCTTTTGAAGCTGTCTCGTCTCCAGGATCGAACCGATGACATCATCCCACGTGTATTAAAAGCCGGTGGCGAGGTTGTGGAAGCAAAGATAAAAAACAATCTCCAAAGCGTCATCGGCAAAGGTACGAAGGAAGAAAGTCGCTCCACTGGAGAACTTGTCTCTGCGCTTGGCGTTTCTTCTGCCAAGCAAGACCGGGACGGGAATTTCAACGTCAAAGTCGGTTTTTCTGAGCCCCGCCCGGACGGGAAAAGCAACGCCATGATTGCGGGCGTATTGGAATACGGCAAACACGGCCAATCACCAAAACCTTTTCTGAAGCCCGCAAAATCAGCAAGCAAAAAGGCATGTGTGGAAGCGATGGTATCGGCATTTGAAAAGGAGGTTGAGAAAATATGAGTTTCTTAAGCGAATTGACTGCACTCATCTCTCCTCTTATCTCTGTAGAAACCGGTGTATTTTCAGAGTCTGCACCGGACCGCTACGTTGTAATCACGCCGATGGTGGATGCCTTCTTGCTTTACACCGACGATAAACCACGACATGAAATACAAGAAGCGCGGTTATCCTTCTTTGATAAGGGAAATTACACGGCGATCAAAAACCAACTAGTCCACAGCCTGATCGGTGCGGATTTTATGATTACCGACCGCCGGTACATCGGACATGAGGCCGATACCGGCTACCACCATTATGCCATTGATGTGGCAAAAAACTATGAATTGGAGGAATTTTGATATGGCTACAATTGGGCTCGATAAGCTCTACTACGCAACTATTACCGAGGCTCCACTAACAGGCGAGGAAACCTACGGAACGCCGGTCATGCTGGCAAAAGCAATCTCTGCGGAACTGTCTGTGGAGCTGGCAGAAGCGACGCTCTATGCCGATGATGGCGCCGCTGAAGTCGTGAAGGAATTCAAGAACGGTAAGCTGTCTCTCGGCGTGGACAGCATCGGACGTTCGGTCGCTGCCGCCTTAACCGGCGCGGTCACAGACGAAAACGGGGTGCTGATTTCTGCAAGCGAAGACGGAGGTGCTCCCGTCGCTATCGGTTTTCGCGCAAAAAAGGCCAACGGTCACTATAAGTATTTCTGGTTTTATCGGGTTAAATTCGGCGTGCCATCCACAAGCCTGGCCACCAAGGGTGACAGTATCACCTTTTCCACCCCGACCATCGAAGGTACCGTTTTACGACGCAACAAGCTGGACGCCAATCAGCACCATCCATGGAAAGCTGAAGCCGATGAGGACGATACGGATGTCTTGGCAGCCACGATTAGCAGTTGGTACACAACGGTCTATGAGCCGGAATTCGCGGTAACCCCGTAATGGAGGAATGAATCTATGGAAAACGAACGAAGCGCTGCAATCAACATCGGCGGTACAGAGTATGAACTCATCCTCACCACTCGCGCCACCAAGGAAATCGCCAAACGCTACGGAGGATTGGAAAATCTAGGAGATAAGCTGCTCAAGTCCGAAAATTTCGAGTTGGCACTTGACGAGATCATCTGGCTGATTACGCTCTTGGCAAACCAGTCCATCCTGATCTACAACCTCAGGCACAAGGAACAGACAAAAGAAGTGCTATCGGAAGACGAGGTCGAGTTACTAACCTCGCCCCTTGAGCTCGGCGGCTATAAAGCCGCGATCACCGAAGCAATGTTCAAGGGCACAGCTCGGAATATCGAGAGCGAGGAAAGCCCAAAAAACGCACAAGTCGGGTAAGTGACGAGGAGTTATTTACCCGACTTTTATATTACGGCACGGTCCACTTGAACCGGTCCGAGGCCGAGACATGGCTCACACCCATCGGCTCACTAATGGACTTGTGGGAGTGTCATCGCCAATTTATGGGGCTTGCAAAACCAATGCGGGAGATGTTCATCGAGGATGTTATCCCTGCGGGAATAAATTGATGGGAGGTGTCGCGGCATGGCCGATAATTTCGGACTGAAGATAGGCGTCGAGGGCGAAAAGGAATTTAAAAACGCCCTTCGCGACATCAACCAGTCTTTCAAAGTTTTAGGAAGCGAGATGAAACTTGTCTCCTCCGAGTTTGATAAGAACGATAAAAGCATTCAAGCAGTAGCAGCGCGTAATGAAGTATTAAATAAATCGATCGATGCACAGAAGGAAAAAATCTCTGCTCTTGAAGCAGCTTTAAAGAACGCCTCGGAGAGCTTCGGTGAAAATGACCGCCGCACACAGAATTGGGCGATCCAGCTTAATAACGCCAAAGCTGAACTAAACGGTATGGAACGTGAGCTGGACGAAACATCTGATTCAACAGATGAACTTGGCGACGAGTTAAAAGAGACCGGCGAGGAAGCAGAGAAATCCGGTGGAAAATTTGAAAAGCTCGGCGGCATCCTGGGCGGCATTGGTGCCGCGATGGGTGCTGTTGCACTTGCCGCAGGAGCTGCCGCCATTAAGCTGGGCAAAGAAGTTGTTCAGCAGTTCGGCGAGTTGGAACAAAACCTCGGCGGCTCAGAGGCAGTTTTCGGCGAATATGCCGTGTCTATTCAAAAAACCGGCGAAGAAGCTTATAAGAACCTTGGCGTATCGCAGAGTGATTACCTCGCCACTGCTAATAAAATGGGTGCGTTATTTCAGGGCTCGGGGTTAGAGCAGCAAAAAAGCCTAGAACTGACTGAAAAAGCGATGCAAAGAGCTGCGGATATGGCTTCCGTCATGGGCATAGACATGGAGTCGGCGCTGGAAGCCGTTACAGGTGCGGCAAAAGGCAACTTTACGATGATGGATAACCTGGGCGTTTCGATGAATGCAACAAGCGTTCAGGCTTATGCAGCCTCGAAAGGTCTTGATTTTGTTTGGTCCAGTGCGAGCAACGCTGAAAAAGCGGAAGTCGCGATGCAAATGTTCTTTGAGAATACTGAACAATATGCAGGTAACTTTGCCAAAGAATCCACCCAAACAATAAGCGGGTCGATTGGGTTGTTGCAGGCAGCTCTAGGTTCTTTTACCGCGGGCTTAGGTAACGCGGATGCCGACATGACAAACCTTACTGAAAACCTCGTAGATGCTTTTCGCTCGGTTGTCGCGAATATCGTGCCAGTATTGGAAAACATCGTGACCGCGCTCCCACCTGCCTTCGATGCAATATTAACAGCGGTGGGTGAACTGCTCCCGATGCTCCTTGAGACGGCTACTAGTCTTTTTACTCAAGTTCTAGAAACACTCCTGAACCTGCTGCCTGAATTGATCCCTGCAGCGGTGGATGCCGTCATGACAATCGTCGGCGCGCTGATTGATAGTTTGCCACTTCTCATTGAAGCAGCGGTGCAACTGGTTACAGCTTTAGTACAAGGCATCGGTGATGCACTCCCTGAACTGATACCGGCGGCCGTTACGGCAATCACAACGATTGTTCAGGGTTTGTTGGATAACCTACCGATGTTGTTAGATGCGGCCTTACAGTTGGTTCTCGGCTTAACGCAGGGGCTACTAAAAGCTTTGCCCCAGTTGATTGCCGCTTTACCTGCCATAATTACAGGTATCGTAGATTTCATTATCACGGCCATTCCGCAAATCATCGATGCAGGGATTCAGCTATTGGTGTCACTGGTTCAAGCGCTACCCGAAATCATCACGGCAATTGTGACGGCGATACCACAAATCATCGAAGGACTGATTACGGCTATTTTAGGCTCCATCCCTCAACTAATCGATGCGGGTGTGAAGCTGTTGATTGCTTTGATTCAGAACTTGCCTCTGATTATAACAACCGTCATAACAGCGATACCGCAAATCATCACGTCACTGATATCGGCGATCATCGGGAGCATTCCCCAACTTATTCAAGCAGGGATACAGCTTTTGGTGTCGCTGATTAAAAATCTCCCGACCATCATCATCGAGATTGTAAAAGCCGTGCCGCAGATTATTACCGCCCTCGTCAAAGGATTCTCCGGCTCAATCGGGCAGATCGTGCAGGTCGGAGGCAACCTCATCAAAGGATTGTGGCAAGGCATCTCCGACGCGGGTACGTGGCTCTGGAATAAGATCAGTGGTTTCTTCGGTGGGGTCGTGGATAAGATTAAGAATTTCTTCGGCATTCATTCGCCATCCACACTTTTCTCCGGACTTGGCGACAATATGGCCGAAGGTTTAGGTATAGGTTTTGAAAATTCGATGGCGCAGGTCGGAGAAGATATGCAAAACGCCATCCCCACAGACTTTGACACCCCAGGTATAAACGTCAATGCGGCGGTGAACGGTTCCGTGGGTGGCACGGGTAATTATGGCGGATCGCTTATTACGATACAGCAGATGATCGTCCGAAGCGAGGACGACATCCGCAGAATTTCACAAGAACTTTATAACTTAATGCAGACCGGCTCAAGGGCGCAGGGCCGTTTTAATCCAGTGTAAAGGAGGGATTTTCATGGGTTTTACATTTAACGGAATAACCTCCCAATCAATGGGCATCAAGGCACGGTTAACCTCGTGGCAGGCTTCGCCGTCGCTTCGAAACTCCTTTGTGACCGTGCCGGGCAAACCCGGTGTGGCGGATTTCGGCAGCGATATCGGCGAGAAAATCATCACCGTGCGCTGTAACATTTATCCGAAATACGATTTTTCCAGTTTAGTATCCGTATTGGATCATCTGGCTGAATGGCTCGACCCTGAGAAGGGCTTAAAGCAGCTGGTGCTTGACGATGTTCCGGACCGCTATTTTTCTGCACGTCTCTCTGATGCGGTGGACTGCGAACGACTGGTTCTCTACGCGGGGGCTTTCGACCTAAAATTTGTCTGCCCCGACCCATATGGTTACGCACAAACGGATGAAACTTATATGCTCAACGCTGAAGGCGCAAGTATCATTACAAGGTCAAAGGGCAATACAGACTCCTTGCCGGTATATCTATTAAAAGGCTCAATACCGCAGGGAACAACAACTTATGTTGACCTGCAAACCAACGACGAAACCTTACGAGTGATTGGCTTACTTGCAGCCGGTGAAATTCTTGTTATCGACAGTGGACTGCTCACTGCCAAGGTCGTGGACAGTTCAGGAGAAACTCTCCGAAATGGTCTGCCCATGCTCTCGGAGTTAAATTTTCCGGTCCTGCGTAAGGGCGCGAACACCGTAATGATTACGGCGGTAGGCGCAAGCTTTACAGAACTGGAAATTCAAGCGAAAAGCCGCTGGAGGTGACCAACATGGCAATCAAATCAGTACTTACATCACAAACAGATTTCTCGGGTGAGTTTCCCGTGAGCGAGAACACACTAGCCCTTTGGCGCTTCAACGAGTCCGCTCCGGATACAGACACCAAACTAGATGACGCAAGCGGGCATGGGCGTCGTCTCCTTATTTTTGGGTGGAGTGGCACGACAGCTTCCCTTCTAAACGGACGGTATGGAAGGTATTTCAAGCAGAACATTAACAACCCAACTGTGGAGAAGACATATCTGCAAGCAGTAAATGACGGGACCTTCTTTTTAGACCTCGGTGACAAAATTGCAATCGGTGGTTGGATTAACCCGACAACGCACTCTGTTGGACAGACGTACATTCCGATTTTGAATACGAGGCAAGGCCCCGGACAGCCACTTTTCTACCTCTCGCTGTTTCAAGGCAGGCCTCGTATGATGCTCTATAATTCATCCGGAACGCTAATATTCGACCAGACGGAATCACCTTCGTTTTCGATGGTCAACAACGGTTGGTACTACCTCGGTGCGGTAATCGAACGTACTGCAAAAACGTGTCAGCTTATTCTTTGCAATCGTGCCGACAGTAATATCTGGATCTCTCCGAAGCGAACCTTTACAGAAACGCTTAATCCTTCGAGTACTGCCGACATCATCATTGGGATGCATGCGAACCAGTATTATTACGCTGGGGGCTTTGACGACTGGTTTATTGAGACGCATTCACTCCTCACGATTGAGGACTTGAAGAATCACTTCCTTCAAGCGCTGCTCGCAGGGGGAGGTGATACTTCGGGAACAGTTGACGCGATCACTGAGCCTGGCGTCGTAACCTTGCGCAAAAATATAGATAATACGTATCCTGAGAGTGGTCAGCTGACGACGATCGCCGCTGGATGTAACCTATCTGGCAGTGGGCGCGTGTCGATTACGAGCGAATATACACCAGGTGTGACTTCAATCAGCCTTGTGGAAGCCGCGACATCGGATGATTTGTTGGACTGGTCGGTTTGGCAAGCGGTCGGCAGCAACGGAGAGCTGGCATCCCCGAACAAAGCCTACATCAAGTATCGGATCACGCTCTCCACCTTAAATCCGACGTCAACACCAAAGCTGCGGGATATCACGCTCCATGATATCCCGAAATCACCATACGAACGGCTCGGCTTCGCTCGACCTGTTGTTCTGGATATTGATGGTGCCTGGGAAGCCGTACTAGAAAACGCGTTCGACATTGTTGTAACCAGCGAAGTCAACGGCGCAGATACGTTAGCATTCAAGTTTCCTTACAACGACCCAAAGCGGGTTGATCTTAATAACGAGAAACTAGTGCAGATAGCCGGAGACATCTACCGCATCCGGACACTGACGGATGAGAAGGGCTCTGATGGTAGTGGTATTTTAACGACGGTTTACGCTGAAGCCGCCTTTTATGATCTGACCTTTTCAGCGGAGAAACAGCCGATCGAGTTCAATGCATCGCTTGCAAACGAGGCAATTAGCTATGCACTTAACGGCACGGGCTGGAGTGTCGGCACGGTAGATGTCACAACACTGCGGACATGGACTTGCCAAGAAAAGAATGCTCTCGCAATCCTGAGGATGACGCAGAATATTCATGGCGGTGATTTGGTTTTTGACAGTAGAAATCACCTGGTAAGTTTACTCACCTTTAGCGGTCGAGACAGCGGGGCACTCTTCGCTTACCGAAAAAATCTCACGGGCATCAAACGCGTGGTTGACACACGTTCGCTGGTGACTCGGCTCTATGCCTTCGGCAAAGATGGGATGACGTTTGCCAGTATCAATAACGGCAAGGAATATGTAGAGAGCTTCAGTTACTCCGATGAGGTCCGGGTTTCTACACTCGACCTCTCTAATTTTACAAACCCCTATCAGATGCTTGAGTATGCCAATATGCGGCTCGGTGAATATGCAAAGCCGAGAATTTCCTATGTTTTGTCCGCTATGGACTTATCTGTCTTAACAGGCTTCGAACATGAACAATGGAACTTGGGTGATATCGTAACGGTGGACGACCGTGATCTTGACCTCACCATAAAAACAAGGGTGATTCGCCGTGAGTATAACCTCCAAGAACCTTGGAAAACGGTCCTGGAACTTTCTACAAAATTGCGCGAGTTGGGTGATTCCTCATCGGACAACCTTGCTGACCAGCTCGACCAATCAAGTCTCATCGGGCAGGAAATAAAGGACATGGTGCCGTTCAATCACCTACGAAACAGCAGAGCCGATGACGGCTTCGCCTATTGGCAGAACTCGGGCTTTGAGGTAGACACAGAAAACGGTGTAACTGGCACAGCTTCGTTCAAGGCGGTCGGGGTTTTAGGAGCGACAAAGAGTATGGCACAGACGGTCTACCCATCTTCCCGCAGGAACTACACTCTATCGGCACAGATTGGCTCGGAGAATTTGCAAAAAGGTACAAATGGTCAGGTCGGGATTGAGTTGGTGTTCGAGTACGAAGATGGTAGCACGGAAACGCGCTTCATCGATTTATTCTAATGGAGGTGGACGATGGCTGCTTTTCAAATACAGGCGCGTGACGCTTCGCCAAAAGGCTACGGCACATTGCGTTCAATCACCATCCGTCTTGTGGTTGCGGATTGCACGGGTGAGGTGTTCTTTACCGACATTATGCTTCAAGCAGGCTCAATCGCTACAGGCTGGGTTGGTCATGTTTGCGAAATTATGTGGACGCTTGACGGATAAGGTTTACTCGGTCAAATTACTTGACAAGGTAAAGGGCGCGTGATACACTTCCAAATAAGAGGTGATGTTATTGTGTCTGAGAAAATAAAAGAAAGAGAAATACAGATTAGGAAACTACAGCAAAACCTATCTTCCATACGTAAGATTGCTGGGTGGACGGCAGAAACGTTAGGCGAAAAAATCGGTGTGACTAAGCAAACTATCAGCAATCTTGAAAACCATAAAACGCCGATGAACTTCACACAATATATTGCAATCCGGTCAGTTCTTGATTATGAAATTAATAACAACAAAGAAAACGAGGTTCTCCCCAAAGTGGTGATGCTTTTGTTGGATAGTGATGACGAACTTGACGAGGATGATTATTTAAAGGTTCGGGAGGTTGTGGGAACAGTTGCCGCAACTGCGGCTGGTGGAACACCAACGGCAAAGCTTGATGGAGTTTTCGATATTCTTATAAAGTCGCTTCCTTTTGTGGTTCCTATCATCGGAGCAATAATCGGAGGTTCGACAAGTTGGTCAAAGAAACTTCTTAAATAGAGGGGGGCAAATTGTTATGGGAGTTCCTACAGGACATCCTTTTTTCGGCAATCAATATACAAATGGGGGCTATATTCCCGGCACCTATACCTACGATGTGATAGAAACAGGTATTGAGACATTAAAAAGTGCTTCAAGTGAAATAAGACAAGGGGTTTCCCGTATTGCCACAAAGCAGAAGCCAGATAACATAATTCCCAAAAAGCTTTTTGCCAAAGGCATTAATAAAAACACACTAATAGTTGGTGGCATTATTTTAGGCGTGACTACTGTTGGCGGTTTCATAACTTATAAACTTTTAAGAAAAAAGGCAAAAGCAAAACAGGATTCTCTACAATCCATTGAATTGCAGAATGTAGGCACTTGCACACATTGTGGAGAACCTCTTATTGGGTCGACATACGTTCCAGAAGGTGAAGAAGGCAGCCACAATGCTTACATCATATGCAAAAAATGTGGTGAGAAAAACTTTGCGAGTTATCCTGACGAAAACGATTCATCAACTGCGAAAGCCGATGAATAGGCAAATAATCAAACAAAATGATTTGAATTATGGAGGAAAACTGTATGGTATCTTATGGCTGTGGAAAACAATGTGGCGTTGAAATGGAGTACATAGGTGATGGCGATTGGAAGTGTCCTTCTTGCGGTAGCGTCATTGCTTTTGGTGAACCCGATGAAGATGACGATGATGGAGAAGCCCTTAGCGTATGGGATGCAGCAGACATCTATTTGTCTCATGGGTGTGATGAGGACTATAGTTTTGGCTACACACACGAGGAGCTAATGAAAGCAAGTGGTAACTAATAGTCTTCATTATTAAGAAAGTGAAATCAATCGAACAACAAACAAGGCTACTTCGGTGGTCTTTTTTGTTGCCTAAAAGGAGGAGGTATCTGTCAGTAATGGTCATCAACAACTTTATCCGCTTTGCGGAGATATTGAAACTCAAAGAGGAAAAGCGAGTAGTGAGCGTGACTATCCGGCCTCTCATCACCGACTGTACGGGTGAGATTTATTACACCGATTTTCAGATCCAGGAGGGCGATAAGCTGACAGGCTATTCACCCCACACATCAATGATGCTACGGAACTCGCCAAACCCGCCTCGCTACCATAACGGTGTAGTTCGGACAGGAGACACCGTGATTATTTTCAATCTTGGCGAAACGTCTAGCGGGCTTGACTGTTACATCTATCCACTCCAAAGCATGGCTGCGGGCAGTATCTCACTGTCGCAAGGTGAAGGATCGCATAAAGCGATGTTCGTACCTTCGGTGAATGCCGGAGACGAGTTGGCGCTAAAGGCGTCTAGTAGGGATTGCCTTCTGAATGGCAGTCCGGTAGCCAAGCGCGGATTCTTTCAATATACCACCGCCTATGACAGCAAGCATCAGGTAAAGCTTGAGGATCGAAAATCCGCGAGGGTGTACTTCGAATATAAAGAAATTCTGAAAGGAGCTCCGCGCCCATGAAAGCTTACTTGAAAGGCAAAAAATGCATGGTCTGGTCCTTCATGGGCAATACCCGTATGTATCAGGCCTTAAATGATTATGGAGATCGGCTGGATACAGTCGGTATTTTCACCTTCGAAGTGGCTATCACCGGTGCGATCAGCGAAACCGGCACGAGTATTTCTGCGCTTACACCATACCGGGCAAAGTGGCCACATATCAAGTGGATGTTGACCATTATGAATCACGGTACGGCCAGCATATTCACAGCTTTGCGGAACAATACAAACGGAGCTAAAACCATGTTTCTCTCCGAGATCGTGCGGATCATGCAGAAATATCCCTGGTGTGCGGGTGTGGACATTGACTTGGAACGTGGCGGAGAATTTGAGAACCGCATGGCGGCAAATGCGCTATTTGCGGACATTTACAGCACGGTGAAATCTTACAATCCAGCCAAGCTGGTCAATATATGTCTGCCCGGTATGACGGGTGTTCAAGGCTCGGTCGGCGGTGAAAACTGGTGCGTGTATGCTGACCTAAACACCTACTGTGATACGGCGGCGATTATGTCTTACGGCATGGCGTGGGCGGGCTCCGCGCCGGGGCCTGTATCGCCCAGGAGCTGGCTCGAAGGAATCTACAATTATGCCATCACAGCGATGTCGCCCGACAAAGTGTTTATGGGCTTACCGGGTTACGGGTGGAACTGGCAGATACACGACTACCCCGCCAACCTCGGCAATTCCTATCGTGGAGTATCCAATACCTACTACGCCGCAAAAAACTGGATGACGGGCGTATACAACTTTACCGATGATGCTCCGCCACAGCCCTTAATCCCGATCATCGCATACTGGGACGACGACGACAAAGTACCGTGGGCGTTGCCACAAGTCTATGATTACATGGAAGGCTGGGATGCGGTGTCTCGGGAAAGTCCAATCACGGCTGAGACCTATAATCGACGCCGCTATTTGACCTGTTATGGTAAAACACAGAGGTCGGAATTTGGCACGATATTCGTTGATCGTGATGGCGATCCGGACAGTTACACAGGCGGCGTGGTATTAGGTAACGGAACGATTACGCTGTCATCAGTAGATGGCCAAGCAACGTATAACTTCACGATTGCCCAACCGGGTGTTTATGATGTGGCGGTTTCGCTTTGCTATCCGTTTTGGGATAAGAACGCCATCAACGTTTCGCTTGACGGCTCTGGGCAGACCTTCACTGAAAACCGATTATGGTGGCCCTATTGGAGAAAAACTTTCTGGGCGGTTCTCGCTAGCAAGGTGAGCCTTTCAGCGGGAACTCATACGATAACAATCAATGGTGGCGAGATTGGGGCGCAGTTCTACGGTTTTCGAGTTTGTTCTAATTTCAGCCAAGCGCCATCAGTTGGCAGCGCTACTTTTTCCCTTTCACCGAGAAGCTTCAAGGATGTGGATGGCAATATGGCGGTTCCCGATAAAGGGTTTAAGCTGACTACCGAAGTCTTACGGCGAAGGCCTGATTCTGGACTTGCTTGGTATGAAGATTTCCGAGATCCCGTCACATTGCAAAGCACTTATTGGCAGACGCTCTCAGGCAGTTGGTCGGTGTGGCAAGACCCCGATGCCGTGGGCAGCCGTCCCTATTCACAGCTTGAAGGTAGCGGGCAACTTGCTTGGAAATACAACAACTTCGGTGATGTTCACATCCGAGCAAGGCTTGCGTTTCCCATGAATGGAACCGGACGTGCCGGTGTATTTTGCGGAGATATTTTCTGTTGCATCAACATTGATGCCCAGAGGATTGAACTTTATCAAGGCACTGCTTTACTTGGCAGTTATAGTGCTTCTTACTTGAGAACGCCAGATGCCGACCTCCGAACGAATCCGAATATGTATCTCATCGAGATGCGAAAACGCGGCAATAAAGTGCGTGTATATTCCGGTAATTCCAATACACTGAGATTCACGGTCAACATCTTATCTACTGGCGGCTACTGCGGGGTTCAGTCCGATGGACCGATCAAGTGTGAGTTGCTTCGACTGGGTGATGCTTGGACCTATGAGCCGTATGAAGCCTTTGACGTTGTCATGCCGGACGGTTCGAACTCAAGTTTTGGGAGGATTAGTCGGTCAGGCGTTACATGGGATGCAGAGTTTAATGTATTCACACTTGCATCTGATGTGGAGGAAGCCGCTACCCGAAGTGAAGATATATCGATGGATTATGACTTCTATCACAGCGGCTTACTTGAAATTCCCTGCAATGCTGATTACACGGCGCAGATTGTGCCAAGGGATATCAATGTTTGGATCTCGCGATTATTCCTCGGTGACGCCGACGGATTCTCCATTTTGTATTATCAGGACGTGGATTCACTGGTCTACTGGTCGAACGAAGCTGCCTATCGGTGGGGTTTACGAGGAATAGCCATCTGGTCGCTGGGACAAGAGGACTTGCGGCTCTGGGAAGCGCTTCCTAAACAAATATAACGATCCAATCTACATGGCACTTACGCCTGTCAACTTCGGCAGGCGTTTTTGTATGCAAAAAAACAGGAGGAAAATAACATGAAAACAATTTGGGCTTGGATGCAGACAGCGTTCGCAGGAATCGGAGGTGTCCTCGGCTGGTACTTAGGTGGACTTGACGGCTTTCTCTACGCACTTATCGCATTCGTGATGGTGGACTACATTACGGGCGTTCTTCGCGCAATCGTGGAGAAACAGCTCTCCAGCAGAATCGGGTCGCGTGGTATCGCCAAAAAAGTAGCCATCTTTTTAGTGGTTGGAATCGGACACTTGGTTGACGTATATCTGCTTGGCGGTAACGGTTCTGCATTACGCACGGCAGTCATTTTCTTCTATATATCCAACGAGGGTATCAGCCTGCTTGAGAATTCCGTGGCGGTGGGCTTACCCGTCCCCGAAAAACTGAAAGAGGTTTTGTCACAACTGCATAACAAAGGAGGAGAAACAAAATGAACCTACACAAACTTATTTTTATATACAACGCCTGTTACAAAACAGGCAGAACGATAACGCCGAAAGGAATCATGGTACATTCCACTGGTGCGAACAACCCGAATCTAAATCGCTATGTTGGTCCGGATGACGGTTTGCTTGGCAAGAATCAGTATAACAACCACTGGAACCAGGATAGACCTGATGGTCGGCAGGTCTGTGTACACGGTTTTATCGGGAAACTGGCTGACGGAAGCGTCGCCACATATCAGACACTGCCTTGGAATCATCGCGGCTGGCACGGTGGAGGGGCATCAAATGATACACACATCAGTTTTGAAATTTGCGAGGACAGTCTGACCGATGCCTCGTATTTTTATGCCGTTTACAAAGAAGCGGTGGAGCTTTGTGTATACCTTTGTAAGCTCTATGGACTGACTGAAAAAGATATCATCGGGCATTATGAGGGTTATCAACTGGGCATTGCTTCTAACCACGGCGATCCGAGGAACTGGTTTCCAAAGCATGGGAAGTCAATGGATACGTTCCGGGATGAAGTAAAAGCCTTGCTCAATACAACCGCTTCGCCTGATCCAGCGCCAAATAAGGAGCCTTTAATCCGTGCTGGTGATATCGTGAAAATCATTGGTAGCAAGTATTACGGCGGCAAAGTCATCCCAGATTGGGTGAAAAAACTCACCTGGTATGTACACAGCATCAAAGGCAACCGTGCTGTCCTCAATGAAGATGAAAATCACGAGTATGCGATCATGTCGCCCGTCAAAGCCACGGACCTTGTTTTGGTGACGGCTGTTGCAGACAGCGACACCGTCCACAGTGTGATCGAGGGGGATACGCTTTGGGCGATTTCCAATAGATATCTTGGTAGCGGTTCTCGTTATCAGGAAATTATGACGCTGAATGGACTTACAAGTACTGTCATCAATATCGGTCAAAAATTGAAAATTCCGACCAACTAGTCTCATACGCATAAAAGCCTGCAAGAGTTCCTTCATTGGAATTTTTGCAGGCTTTTTTTCGTTCATTTGGCCGCTTTCTGTCCTGGGACTAGTAGAGGGTGATGATTGATAGGTTCCCTCGGAAAGAGGTCGAGATGATGAAAGTAACAAAGTTGGATGACGTTGAGGCCATTCAATATAAGTCTGAGAAGATCACGGAGGATGAGCTTCAGAATGAGCATGATTATTTGGTAGCCGAAAGTCTTACAAAGAAGCTCTTAGAAAAGGGCCTTATTACCCAGACTGAATTTGAAAAAATCATGGCAAAGAACCGAATAACGTTCCCCCCTCTTTTAGCAGAAATAATGTCCTAAAAGACTTGATAAATAAGGCTTTTAGAGTGATGTATAGTACTGCAAGAAAGGAGGTTGAGACAATGAAACGGATAACAAAGATTGATGCAAATGAGAAGTTGCAGAAGGCGCCTAAAAAACTGCGTGTTGCTGCTTATGCTCGTGTTTCAACAGATAGTCGCGAACAACTCGTCAGCTTGGAAGCCCAAAAAAGTCATTATGAGATCTGCATCAAAAGCAATCCCGACTGGGAGTACGTTGGACTTTACTATGACGAGGGCGTCTCCGGCACAAGTATGGCCAAGCGTGATGGCCTTCTCAAAATGCTTGATGATTGCGAAGCCGGTAAGATTGATTTCATCATTATCAAATCCATCAGCCGCTTTGCCAGAAACACCACAGAGTGTCTGGAAGCGGTCCGAAAGCTGATCCGGCTGAAGGTGTTCATCTATTTCGAGAAAGAGAACATCAACACCGGCGATATGGAAAGCGAGCTTTTACTTACAATTTTTTCAAGCCTAGCGGAAAGCGAGTCGGTTTCCCTGTCGGAGAATGAAACCTGGTCCATCGAGAAGAGATTCCAAAACGGAACCTACATCGTGGCTTTTCCGCCTCACGGGTACAAAAACGAAGCGGGTTTGATGGTGATCAACGAAGAAGAAGCTACGGTAGTAAAGTTCATTTTTGCAGAATGCCTAGCCGGTAAAGGTGCACATGTAATTGCAAGACAACTGAACGAAAAAGGAATCCCTACCAGGCGCAATAGTGAATGGAGTAGTGGAACGGTAAGCGCAATTCTGCGAAATGAAAAGTACAAAGGGGATGTGCTCTTCCAGAAGACGTTTACCGATTCCTCTTTCGTCAGGCGCCCCAATAATGGTGAAAAGGCGCAGTACTATGTCTCTGAACATCACGAAGCGATCATCAGCCCTGATGATTTTGAAGCGGCACAGGCCATGATTGACCAGCGCGCGAAGGATATGAAAATCCAGCAGGGCGATGCAAAGTACCAAAACCGCTATCCGTTTTCCGGGAATATCATCTGCGGCGAATGTGGCGCTACTTGGAAAAGAAGAACCCACTCCGACAAGAAAGGCAAATATTGCGCGTATGCCTGCAACACACACATTAAGAAAAAAGACAAATGCAGCATGCAGTTTATCCGCGAGAAGAATTTCGAAGTGGCTTTCTTAAACATGATGAATAAGCTGGCATTTACGAAAAAGGTGCTCTTGCAGCCGCTGCTTGTAAGCCTTAAAGGCATGAATCAGGAAGCACCACTCGCCCGCATCCATAAGCTAGAAGCGGCGCTTGAAGATAACTTTGATAAAAGGCAGCAACTGATGGACCTTTTTGTTAAAGAATACCTGGAGCCAGCGGTTTACACCGCTCAGCATGCAGGCCTTCTTGCTGAGGCAAAAAATTTAAGCGATGAAAAAGAAGCATTGTACGCTTCGGTCAATCACGAGCACGAACATGTGGAAGCATTGAATAAGCTCATCAAGTACATCAACAGTGTAGGTACTTTTACAGAATTTGATGCGGATGCATTTGAGGAACACGTGGATCACATCATCGTGTTCAAAAGATATGAAATAGGCTTAGCGCTAAAGTGTGGAATTACGCTAAGAGAAAGGTTGTGAGACGATGCCCATTCCATATGGATACAAAATCGAAAAAGGCAAAGCGGTCATTGATGATGCACAAGCAGACCAGATCAGGATGGTTTATGAGGGTTATCTTTCCGGGCTGGCTTACATTGCTGCAGCAGAAGCCGCAGGACTAAAGCTTTTACATGCAGGCGTAAAGGCAATGCTACAGAATAAACGCTACCTTGGTGATGTGTACTATCCGGCGATCATAGATCAGGAAACCTACGATCGCGCAGAAGCCGAACGCATCAAACGCCAGACGAGGCTTGGTAGAGTTTTTGCGGATAAGCCGGTTGAGGAAAGTAAGCTAGCATCAAAATTCACAATGCCCAAAGCAGGAAAGAAACTTATCGATCCATTTAAGCAAGCGGAGTACATGTACAGCTTGATCGAAAGTGAGGTAGAAAAATGATTTCACTTGCGAGCAATGTTACGGTCATTCCAGCAAAGAAAACTATCGGAACACAGAAAATAACCGATAAAAAGCAGAAAACCAGGGTCGCAGCGTACTGCCGAGTCAGTACGGACAGTGATGAACAGGAAACCAGTTACGACGCACAGATCCAGCACTATACCTCATACATTGAAAGCCATCCGGATTGGGTGCTAGCCGGAATTTATGCAGATGACGGCATCTCTGGAATGAATGCGAAGAAGCGTGATGAGTTTCAGCGCATGATAAACGACTGCCATGACGGCATGATCGATATGGTGATTACCAAGTCCATCAGCCGATTCGCTAGGAATACGGTCGATTGTTTGAATTACACCAGAGCCCTTAAGAACAAGAACATTGGCGTTTATTTCGAGAAGGAAAACATCAACACACTGGATGCCAAGGGTGAGGTCCTCATGACCATTATGGCCTCCCTCGCGCAGCAGGAAAGTGAATCCTTATCGGCTAACGTTCGACTAGGCTTGCAGTTTCGCTACCAGCAAGGAAAGGTGCAAGTTAACCACAATTGGTTTTTAGGCTACACCAAGGATGAAGAAGGACGTCTCATCATCGATCAGGAGCAGGCGGAAGTCGTAAAACGAATTTACCGCGAGTACTTAAGTGGCGATGGTTTTTTAAAGATAAAAAGATCACTTGAAGCGGATGGAATTCTGAACGGTGCGGGGCACAAAAAATGGCATGAAACAAATATCAAGCAGATACTAACCAACGAGAAATACATCGGCGACGCTTTGCTTCAAAAGACATACACAGTGGATATACTAGAAAAGAAGCGCGAAGCCAATAAGGGACAAGTGCCGAAGTACTATGTTGAAAATAGCCACGAAGGCATTATTCCAAAAGACATCTACCTAAAAGTCCAGGAGGAAATTACACGACGCGCGAACCTCACCAAAGGCAGCACAGAGCGTAGACGAGTTTACTCCGGTCGGTATGCATTATCGGGGATGGTTTTCTGCGTACATTGTGGGGATATATTCCGCAGAATAAAATGGAATAATCGAGGGTGCAAATCTACGGTTTGGCGCTGCACCAGCAGAGTTGATAAAGACGGTCCTGACTGCCCGGCAAGAACAGTTCGTGAAGAACTCCTTCACGAAGTGGTGGTAAAGGCGATAAATGAAGCGTTCCGTGAAAAGAAAAATATCCTGCCGCTTTTACAAGACAACATCGAAAGCAGTCTAACAGAGGATGTTGACGATCGCATCGCAGTGGTTGATGAGCAGATAAAGTCGCTCCAGCACGAGCTTTTAGCAAACGCCGATATGAAGAACTCAGGTGATGACCTTGGTATGGAAATTAGAAGACTGCGTAATGAGAAGCAGGCTATCCAGGCTGAGGGAGCATCTCAACAGGACCGAAGGACGCGAATCGATGAAATGATGACTTTCCTCAATGATCTGCCTTGCGAGCTTACGGAATACGATGAGCAGTATGTCAGGACACTCATTGATAAAATAACAGTCAATGATGACCATTTCATCGTAGAATTTAAGTCCGGAATTGAAATCCAAATCGACCAATAA